GTTATCATTTGCTTTTCTTTTAAACTCTTCTGTACAGCGTAATGCTGAAAGAGTAACAGCAGAAGAAGTTAGGTTCATGGCACAGGAACTAGAGTCTGCTCTAGGTGGTGTGTATTCAGTCTTGTCTCAAGAGTTCCAGTTACCTCTGATTAACATACTCATGGACAAGATGACTAAAGCAAAGAAGATGCCTAAGTTTCCAAAGGGTGTAGTCAAACCACAGGTTATCACAGGTATTGAAGCTCTTGGTCGTGGACAGGATCTAAATAAGTTATCTCAGTTTCTACAGTATCTTGGACCTTTGGGACCAGAGGCAATCATGAGTAACTTGAATCTTGATGATTATATTGATAGGCTTGGTGCTTCACTTGGTATCGACACAAGTGGACTTGTCAAAACACCAGAGCAAAAGCAAGCAGAGCAACAAGCACAAATGCAACAACAACAGCAGATGATGCAACAACAAATGATGCAAGATATGGTGAAGGGTGCAACACCTGGAGTTGTTAAAGGTATTGCAGATGGGGCCAGAGAAAATCCTGAAATAACTCAGGAGATGATCCAGGCTATTCAACAACAATAATATATGGAAGAACTACAGACAGGACAGTCAGAAGGTGTACATCAGGCAGGTTCACCAGAGCATATTAATGAAATGCTTGCCAAGGTTGACAACGGTGTACAACCAGATGACGTAGGTGAAGAACTTGTACTACAACAGTCAGAACAGGGTAGACCTGAATGGCTCCCAGAAAAGTTTGGTACACCACAGGATTTACTTAACGCTTACAATCAGTTAGAACAACAGTATACACAAGTATCTCAGCAACAACAAGAGTACGAAGATACACAAGTAGGTGAACAAGAAACTGTTGATATACAGAATACGAGTGTACCTCAAGTTGCTCAGTTGTTAGATGAAAGAAATCTTGATATTGAAGTATTTCAACAAGAGTACAACGAGTTAGGTAAACTGTCAGATGACGCATATACAGCGTTGGAAGAAGCAGGAATACCAAACAATGTAGTAGATACATGGTTGGCAGGACAAGAAGCTATTGCTGACCAGAGTATTGCACAGATATACCAGTCAGTTGGTGGTGAGAATAACTATAATGCTATGCTTGAGTGGGCTAGTAATAACTTAGAACAATGGGAACTTGATGCCTTCAACAACTCAATTGAAAACCTTGATCCTAATGCGATGTTTGCTGTACAAGGTCTTATGGCGAGAATGCAGAATGCAGAAGGTATCCCACCCAGGCTCATGACAGGTGAATCAGTACCATCAACTGCACCAAGATTTGAATCTTTAGCCCAAGTTACAGAGGCTATGAAAGATTCTAGGTACCAAACCGACCCTGCTTACAGGGCTTCGGTAGCACAAATGTTGGGTAACTCAACAGTGCTGTAAACTAATAGCTAAAATAGTAATCATTGCCCCATGCGTGGGATAACTCTGGTGAACTTTCAAGCATCATTAGTTAAGTAGTAATGCCAAAATAGGAGATTATTATGGCAGTTACAGATTATGCCACGGACGGTGCTATACATCGTTCTGGTCAAAATAACGCAACTGGTTCAGTTAGAGATTTATATCTAAAACTGTATGCTGGTGAAGTGCTTACTGCTTTTCAGTCTAAGAATATTATGATGCCTTTGCATCGTGTGCGTACTATCTCAAAAGGAAAGTCTGCACAATTTCCGATGACAGGAAAGTACCGAGATGCTTCCTACCACACTCCGGGTGCTGAAATTGTTCCTTCAGCCGCAAAGCAAGGGGAACGCATTGTGACCATTGATGACTTGCTCATTAATGCACAATTTATTCCAAATATTGACGAAGCAATGTCACACTATGACATTCGTTCCGTCTACACTCAAGAAGCTGGCTTTTCTTTAGCAAAAGTAGCTGATGAGAATATTCTTCGTTTAGCAATCAAGGCCGCTTTGTGCGAAAACTCCACAATTGCAGGTACCGCAGGAATGATCCAAGATTATTCTGCTTTCTCTGACGAAGACTTTACTCCTAACGTAGTCATTGGAGATGCCGCAGGTGACGTAAGACTACCTAAAGACATTGTTCAGGCTATCATGGATGCTAGACGTATCTTTGATAACTACAACGTCCCAGGTGATCCCTTTGTTGTTATGCCTGTTGACATGTACTATGACTTGTTCAAAGTCTCAAGTGCAGATGACATGGTTGACTTCGCTATCTTCAACAGAGATGTTGGAGGAGGTGGATCAATTGCACAGGGTACTGTACCACAGATCCTTGGTATGCCAATCTATGTGACCAATCACCTTGGTTACTTTAGTTCTGGGTCTACTTGGGTATCCAACTTGTTTACTCAATCAGCACCAAATGCTGCTTTGGTAGCAGGAAGACCTAGTGGACATAAGGACGGTGCTGAAACTGCTCCTGTACCATTGGCTAATACTGTTGGTTCAGGAAGAAATGATGTGAATAGTGGTGGGTCTATCTACGCTGTTCCTGCTGGTGCAGGTACTGAAGACTTTGCTTCAGGAGACAACCAGTACATTTCTGATGTAGCAATGGAAGTTCGTGCTCTTGTGATGACACAAGACGCAGTTGCTACTGCCAAGTTAATGGATATGTCTGTTGAGTCAGAGTATCAGATTAACCGACAGGGTACCTTGATGGTGTCCAAGTACGCAATGGGTCACAACATCTTGCGACCTGCGTGTGCTGTAGCATTAACTCAGTTTAGCTAATAGCTACATTGTAACTCCGCATAGGGAGGACTCTTTAACTAGGGTTCTCCCTTTTTTTTCATCATGACTCCAGAAGAACTACAAATAGGTGAAGAGTATCTTGATTTCCGTAAGATACTTGATGCTAACAATATGTACAAACCTGAAGGTGTTCCTTTGTCACGCATCTTTACTAAGGTCAACGCTTTAAGCAGTTACTTTGGAGACACAGGTAATGTACCAACAGAAGAACTAGAACGTCTACATGCAGAACAATCGTTAGCAGAAGTTACTGGCTATATCACTAATTGGGAACGTATGAATAATGTAAAGTTTCCAAAAGAAGCTATAGCCCATCTTAATAATAAAAACTTTTGGAAATGGTGGAACCATAAACCTGATGGGCTACATCCTAATTTAAAAGCTGGTCCTTCTAAGGTATCAGACAACAACTATAAAATTATAGGAAACATAGATGTACCTGAGTTAGTTTATCATGGTACTATATATACTATTGATAGGAACACAGGTTTTGTACAAACCCATCCTGATATGATAGAAGGTGGATACGAAAATTGGAGTGCTGAGTTGGGTCCACATTTAGGCACTAGAAAAGCCGCAGAAGACATACTATTAAATGATCCAAAATTCCAACCTTTTGGAATGGATCTTGGTAGATCAAAATACAAAAGAAAAAAGGTAGTAGAAGAGACACGTAAATTTACTAGAGGGTCCATAAGTGGAGAGGGTGGTAAATTTTACATGGGATTCCTAAAAATAAACAATCCTTTAGTAATGGAAGATTTACATAGTTGGAACTTTAGAAATGTTATGGACTACCTTAGTGAATACGGATACTTTAATAGAGCAGGGTACGCTAATCCAAAATACGAAGGAGATACTAAAGTAACAGGATTCAGTGGTAGTGGATCAGTTATGGATAAAATAGCATCTTACATAGATGAAATGTCAGTAATTGATACTACTAGAACAATGGAGGATCGGTTACAAATAGCAGAGAGTGCTGTAGTTGCAGATGATTTTATTAAGTACGATGAGGATCTTGAGCATTACAAATTACGTGCTATATCAAAATTTATACAAGATGACTTAGGTTACGATGGTATAAAGTATACTAACGAAGCAGAAGATGTGGGAAGTTGGTCTTATATTATATTTAACCCTAACCAATTTAAAAGTATACATAACACTGGTCAGTTTAACTGGCAATCTCAAGACTTCCTAACCAAAACAAACACAAATAAATACAGAAAGGTATCATGAGCCTCAGTCCAACAACTGAACTAGAAGCAGTTAATACCATGTTGACCAGTATCGGTGAACAACCAATACAAAACTTGAACGACCTTGCTGGACTATCTGATGCCTCTATTGCAAAGCAGATTCTCGATAACGTATCAAGAGCAATACAGTCCAGAGGTTGGATATTTAATACTGATCTTGATGTAGATATGCCAATAGATCAATATGGTGAAATACATTTGAGTCCAGATATATTAAGAGTTGACACAACATCAAGAGTAAGAGATGGTGACACAGATATAGTAGAACGTGGACGTAAGTTATACGATAGACAAAAGCAAACATTTATATTTACACAAAAAGTAAAAGTAAATAAGATTATGCTTTTAGTATTTAAAGACCTACCTGAACCTGCACGTAGGTACATATCAATTAGAGCATCACGTATTTTCCATGATCGTGTTGTAGGGTCAGGTGAGTTACATAGGTTCTACCAAGAAGACGAGATGAACGCATGGCAAGCATTACTTGAGTACGAAGGTGATGTGGCTGACTACAATATATTTGATAACTATGATGTCTACAGAGTAGTAGATAGACACTCAGGTTCTACATTTGGATTAAAACGTAACCTTGTAAACTCTTCGGAAACTGATTAATGCCTTTAATATCTGGAAGTATACCTAGTCTTATTAATGGAGTCTCACAACAACCTGCGACTCTACGTATGCCAACACAAGGTGAAGTTCAGGAGAATGGGTTATCACACATAACCCGTGGACTAGAGAAAAGACCTGCTACAGAGCATGTTGCTGAGATTACAGGTGTTACCTCTGCTAACTCTAATGATGTCTTTATACATACGATAAGACGATCTGAAGATGAAGCGTATGCTTTTATTGTTAAAGGTGGTGTTAAGTCTGCGGATACTGTAGTTAAAAGAAGTATTAGTGTAGACACATCAACAAATGTTATTACTGCTAATGGTCATGGTTATTCTAATGGAGATAAAGTAGTCTTTACTACAAACAATAAAATACCAACTGGACTAAACACATACACAGTTTACTTTGTGATAAATGCAAGCACTAATGATTTTAAAGTATCTTTAACTTCAGGAGGCACTGAAGTAAATATTTCAGAATTTGAATCTGACTATGATAGTTACGTTTATAATTTTACTGTAACAACTGATACCCAAGTAAAACTTATAGACCTTACAGGGTTTGCAACTGGAACCGCAGGTAGTTCTGTACCTATTAAGTCAACCCAGGTTGATATAAGTGACACAAATGCAGTTACTACAAGTGACACTATTGATGCCACAGTCAACAAGTACCTATCAATAGAAACTGGTAATGCGTTTGAACCTAATATGTTCTCGTCTACTACTGTTGCTGACTTTAGTTTTATACTTAACAAGGAAGAAAAAGTAAAGAAAGACACTTCATCTACCCAAACAACCAGTAATTACCAAGCATTAGTTCATATTAAAACTGGTGACTATGGTGCTGACTATAAGGTTAAAGTTACTGTGTACAATGATGCAGAGATGACAACTGTAGATTCTTCTTTTGGTACAGCAGGAGTAAAAGAAGCTACATTTTCTACTCCAGATAACAAAACAGAGAGTCTAACTGGTTCAGATGATAATTCTACTACAGTTAATATAAACAACCAAGCGGCTGTAGTAGTCTCTAATATAGCACGAAGTTTGTGGGAAGGAGATGTAGCTGGGACTGATGTTGTTTCACTAGCCGTAGGAGGTAGTGGTCATGTACCAGTACACCACAACCAGGCTTACGTTAGACAAGGCACGAGTGGATCAACTCAATACACAGGAACAAAAGGTGTTATTAATCAAGGCTCATTTTCTGGAACTGCTTTAAATTCTCTTGGTGGACCATTTGTGTATAGTACAGGACAAAGTAATTATAATACTGGTGAAAGTATTATTTACTTAGAATCTACTAAACCTTTTACTGTAGAATGTACCGATGGTAAAGGTGATACATTTATGGTTCCAATCAATGGCTCTGATGAAGTACCTAACTTTGGTAGACTTCCTGGCTCAAAAGTCCCTGATAATTTTGTAGCTAAAATATCTGGTGATAAAAATAGTGGACAAGATGATTACTATGTAAAGTGGACTGGATCTACATATAAAGAAACTTTTAGACCTAAATATGTTCTTGATGATGACAAAGACTCAAGAAAGAAACTAGATAATACCACATTGCCAGTACAGTTGTTTAAAGCATTTGACAACAGTACAGATCAAAATATTTATTTTGTACTACAGCCTATTACCTATGGTGAAAGAAATGTAGGAGATGACACAACAAATCCATTTCCATCATTTGCAAACTATGATGAAGACGATAATCCAAATGGACTATTTACGATTAACGATATATTCTTTCACAGGAATAGACTTGGGTACATATCAGATGAAAATGTAGTGCTATCTGAAACTGCTGACTACTTTAATTATTTTGCAACTACTGTACTGTCAATCCTAGATACAGCACCAGTTGACGTAGCAGTGTCAAATAACCAAGTTGCTATTTTGAAATCAGCTATACCATTTCAAGAGAGTCTTGTACTATTCTCTGACCTACAGCAGTTTAAACTTACGTCAGACGAGTTTCTTACTCCTACTTCTGCTAACGTAGACGTTGCTACAAACTTTGAGGTATCTACGGATACAAAACCAGTAGCCGCAGGTAAGACTATATTCTTTCCTTTTCAACGTGGTGCGTTCTCAGGTATACGTGAATACTTCATTGACATAGCATCACAAACAAACGATGCAAACGAGATTACATCTCATGTACCAGATTACATCGAAGGTACAGTAAAGAAACTAGCAGTATCGTCAAACGAAGAAGTGCTGTGTTGCATTGGTGACACAGATCGTAAAGAACTAATAGTCTACAAATACTACTACACTGACCAAGAAAAACTACAGTCATCATGGTCTAAGTGGAAGTTTGATGCTGAGATTATTGACATGGAGTTTATTGGGTCTGTAGGTTTCATGTTGTTTAGAAGAGGGACAAAGATATACCTAGAAAAACTTAACTTGTCTGTTGATAATGCTACAAGTATTATGGATGACAAAGTAGGTGTTAGATTGGATCGTAGAGTTAAGTTAGAGTGGGATGGAGTAAGTGCTGTTCCAGCATTATCCGATTATTATAGTGATATACAGCACGACAAAGTAGGAACTACAGTTAGAGCCAAAGGTATCCTACAATCAGATGGTGTTACTTACTCTAGTCAATTTGGTAAAAAAATTAGAATTGATGGTGTAGATGTAGAACCAAGAATAGGCCAAACATTTACATCGGCCCATGATGCTAACAATACTTATACCGTAGTTGACGTAGGTACACTATCTGGAGACACTATAGAAATAGAAATTACACCTAGTGTAGCTCCAGAACCTAGCATTGACCAAGGTGGTCCGATACCTAACGACACCATACTTACATTTACAGAAAGAAATCCTGTGTATGTCTGTGAAACAGGTGAATTAATACCAGCTTCACAGGTAGCAGGTGTATTACAGAATGGGACAACATATTCTAAATCAAACGACAATAGTACACCAGTTATATTCGCAGGTATACCCTATGATTTTAAATATCAATTTTCAGAACAGTTTGTAAAATCAGGTGAAACTTCTATTAACTCAGGTCGATTGCAAATGAGGAACTTTGAGATTTCTTATGATCGAACAGGATTCTTTGAGGTAGAAGTATCTCCAAAACCTTTTGACAATAGACTTAGAAAAATATTTACAAGAACCTTTACAGGACGAAGAATTGGTTCTCTGTTTCTTGGTAAACAAGAATTAGACACAGGGGTGTTCAGAGTGCCAGTATATGTCAACAGTAAAGATGTAAAGATAACTGTGTCATCAGACTCATGGTTACCTTTGTCTTTACAATCTGCTGACTACGAAGCATTCCAAGTCCTGAGAAACCAACGTATATGAATTATTACATTAGATCGTCAAAGAAAAATGATTGTTATGAGTTATCTAAAACTTTAAGGCAACAGGATGTACAAGAGGTATTTGCATCTTTTGGACAAAACCCTGCTCAAGCGTTGATCAGAGCATACTTGACATCTCACCTACATTGTTATACAATAATACTAGATGATGAGGTTGTGGGTATGTTTGGTATATCAAAGATACGTGATGGTGTAGGGTCACCTTGGTTACTTGGGTCTGACAAATTGACTGACCACAAGTTTGAATTTCATAAACATGCTAAAGAGCATATAGATACATTTATGGACGAGTATAACGTATTATTTAACTATGTAGACAAGCGTAATACTCAGGCTATCAAATGGATAAAA